GGTTAGACCACATTGTCAAAGCGTTTGCCATCTTCGGTGATAAGATGGAAGCGATTGAGTTGTGTGTCGCCCGGTTTGATGAAGACACAAAGGCATCATTCCTTGACCTCTACACCAAGATCGACGCCGGTGTAATCACTGGTGAAACTGACGAAACTAAAGAAGAAGAGGCGTTTTAATGCAAAGTAATTTAAAAAAAGTTTATGTATAGGGGTTGTAATTCGAAAAAGAATCACTATATATACTATAGGAGTTTCATTAGTAGTTCTCCTTGTCCGAGCGAAGTTGGTTCTCGCTTAACAGAAAACAAAATTACTAATGAGTTTTGGTAGTTTCTCAGAATAACCAAAAAAAACTACCACTTATCGCATCGCCATAATGGGATGCACAACATAAGTCTTGCTTAGTAAAGGAGATATAAAATGAATACTAGCAAAGCACTATCCCTATGGGATAACTTCAGTCAACTAACCCCTTATGCAGTAGGTTTTGAACGTCCGTTTGAACACCTTGCTCGTTATGTAAATAACAATACTACATCAACGGGGTTTCCACCTTACAACATTCGAAAGGAAGGTGAATATAATTTCGTTATTGAAATGGCCCTTGCCGGATTTGGTAGGGACGATATTGAGGTGGAAGTTGCCGATGGCACTCTTTCGATTCGTTCAGTGAAAGAGTCTGATTCGGATCATGATGGCAATGATTTATATCGTGGTATTGCCTATCGCAAGTTTGAACGTAAGTTTACTCTTGCAGATGCTGTCGTTGTTAACGGCGCAAAACTGGAAAACGGTATGCTCTTGGTTGATCTTGAGAGAGTTGTGCCAGATGAGAAGAAGTCTCGCCTTATTACGGTGAAATAATTTCTTATCATAAAACTGAAAAGGGGGTTGACATTCAACCCTCTTTTCTATATAATGATACACATGAAAAAAATTGATTACAAATACAACGAGGACAAGGCACTTGCCGAGCTCTCAAAGTATATTGACGCCACTTATGATGAACATTACAGCAAGAACAAGTTTCAAGCTACAGAATTTATCATAGACGGTGGTCATGGTGAAGGGTTCTGTATCGGAAACATATTGAAATATGCACAACGGTATGGAAAAAAGAACGGTAAGGACAGAAGGGATCTACTTAAAGTGATTCATTATGGTATTATAGCATTACACATTAATGATATGGAGAATGGTGAAGATGAATGATATTGAAAGGTTAGTATTTTTAGTGGAAGAGATTGGTATTTTAAAAACTAAAATACGAGAATATGATACAGGACACTGGGATGTTAGTCGTGTGACCGATATGTCTTATATGTTTCCCGCAGGTATTCATACAGCAATTAATGTCTTGGAACATAGAGTGAAGGAAGTGAAGGAGAAATTAAATAATGAATCTTAGTAATGAAACTGTATCGGTTTTAAAAAACTTTGCAACGATTAATCAAAATTTGGTAGTTAAAAAAGGTAATTCTCTAATTACTATGTCGGCGATGCGAAATATAGTTGCATCAGCTGAAGTGGAAGAAAAGTGGCCAACAGAGTTTGCAATTTATGATTTGAATGAATTTCTTGCTGCGTTGTCTCTTTTTGAAAAACCAGATTTAGAATTTCATGATGATTTTGTTGTAATAACAGAAAATGGTAATGTTTTAAAATATTGGTATTCTGATCCATCAGTAGTTACAACAGTATCTAAAGAAATTACAATGCCAGAATGTGAGGTTAGTTTTTCATTAGAGAATGGATTGTTGTCTAATGTACAAAAGGCTGCTGCGGTTATTGGTGTTCCAGATATGGCGCTTGAATCAGTGGATAGTGGTGTTGCTTTGTTAAAAGTTACAGATAAGAAGAATGCAACAGCAAATGATTACGCTGTAAAGATTGATGTTAATAATAATAATGATGGCAAAAATCTGACATACAAGTTTTGGTTCAAGGTTGAAAATTTAAAACTTTTGTCTGGTACATATGATGTTGGAGTTTCTTCCAAAAGTATTAGTCATTTCGTAAATAAAAATGTAGATGTTCAATATTGGATTGCTCTGGAACCAGAGTCTAAATATGATGCTTGATTTGGAGAAATTATATAATGGAAACTTTTTTATGGGTCGAAGCGTATAGGCCGAAAGATATAGAATCGTGCGTACTTCCTAAAGTTCTTAAAGAGTCCTTAAATAATTTTGTTGTTGAAGGACAATTACCCAATCTAATTTTATTTGGTAGTCCCGGCGTCGGTAAAACAACCGCTGCGAAGGCTATGCTTGATGAAATTGGTTCAACATATATGATGATTAATGGTTCTGAAGAATCTGGTATTGATGTTCTTCGAACCAAGATTAAAAACTTTGCGTCTACAGTATCGCTTCATGGTGGACGTAAATACATCATACTGGATGAAGCAGATTATCTAAACCCACAATCAACTCAGCCTGCCTTGCGAGGATTTATGGAAGAGTTTCATAAGAATTGTGGTTATATTTTTACATGTAATTATAAAAATCGTTTAATCCCTGCTCTACATTCTCGTTGTAGTGTGATTGATTTTTCAATTCCTAATTCTGAAAAACCAAAACTTGCAACAGAGTTTATGAGTAGAGTTGTTACAATTCTAGATGACCAAAATGTGGGGCATGATGAAAGAGTTGTTGCAGAAGTAATCAATAAATATTTTCCAGATTGGCGTAGGGTATTAAATGAACTTCAACGGTATTCTGTATCAGGCACAATTGATGCTGGAATACTGATAGATATTGCAGAAGTAAATGTTAAAGAGCTGATGCATTCTATGAAAAATAAGGAATTTACTAATGTTCGTAAATGGGTTGTTGATAATCTTGATAATGATCCAGTACGTTTGTTTCGTCGCATTTATGATAATCTTTATGAGTTTGTGGATGGTAGTAGTATTCCCCATGTGGTTATTGTTTTGGGCGAGTATCAATACAAGTCAGCGTTTGTTGCTGACCAAGAAATAAACATGTTAGCTTGCTTGACAGAAATTATGGCAAGAACTAAATTTAAATGAAATGAGGAAAAAATTTAAATGAAAATTGATATTTACGATAATGTTTTAGAAGAACATAATGCTATACTAGTTGATAATGAAGTTAGAAAATTAAAATGGGAGTATGATTACAAATCAGCAACAAATAAACCAAATTTACATTGGCATGTTGTTTTGGGGCACAATAGGGAAGAATGTGTTGATGGAGGATATGATTGGGCTGATAATATTTTTGAACATGCGAAGAACAAATTGGATTTTGAATCTTTGTATGGTATCACTGGGTATGAAAGAATTTATTGTAACGCTCACACTTTTGGAATAGAACCTCATCTTCATTTTGATGATTCAGATTCACCTATTCCACTAGACCAAAGGTATACTTTCGTTTTCTATCCAAAACTTGATTGGAAATCAGAGTGGGGCGGCGGTACAATTATTTACAATAAGGATACTTTGGAGATAGAAGGCCAAACCAAATATAAAGGAAATCGAATGGTTGCTTTTCATGGTGGGGCACATCCACATGGTGCAGCGCCAGTTTCTCGACATTGTTATGAGTTAAGGGTTATTATTGTTTTTAAGTGTATTGTGTCATAATGTATGCCCTACGGGATTATCTTAATGCTATAAATCAAACCAAAGAACCTCTTTTAGACACTGAAGACGAAGATTGGGAAAAGAAATATTACCCATTCATAATCAACAAATGTATTTCTCCATTCCCCGATACCATTATGTTGGTGAATGAAATCAATCAACTACATCATTTAGATAAGAAACTCCAGTTTGATTTTTTAATAAATAGTTTACGACCAAGAAAAAGATACACTCCTTGGCTGAAGGCGAAGAAATTAGAAAATCTAAAGTATGTTAAAGAGTATTATGGATACAATAACGAAAAGGCAAAGGCCGCTCTTGATATACTAAATGATGAACAAATTTCTGCCATAAAAACAAGATTAAATAAAGGTGGAAGAGATGGAAGAAATTAATTGGACACAGGAGCAGATGCTAGAGATAGGGTTGAAAGAGCCTGATGATTTTTTGAAGGTACGAGAAACTCTCTCTCGTATTGGTGTTGCTTCCCGAAAAGAAAGAAAACTATATCAGTCCTGTCATATATTACATAAGCAAGGACGATATTACATTGTTCATTTCAAAGAGTTATTTGCTCTTGATGGCAAGAAAACCAATCTATCTGAAAATGATATTGCACGTAGAAACACAATTGCAAAGCTGTTGATGGATTGGGGATTGGTTAATATAATTGGGGAAGTAAAAGAAGTTGCTCCATTAAGTCAAATCAAGGTGCTTTCGTTTAGTGAAAAAAACGAATGGACATTAGAAACCAAATATAACATAGGTAAGAAAAAAGAAGCCTAATGGAAAAGTTTAAGACCTTCATAACAGAAGAAAAAGAAGACAAGTATCGTATTCTTGTAATTTCTGCTGAACCAGATAAAAAGGAATTGTTTCATACTGCACAAAGATTTGTGGATGAAACTAAAAAATCCGGCCATCAGGTTTATGTTGTGAAAGTTGAAGGCGCAATTATCAGCTATGATGATGGTGCATATAAAATATATAATGTTGATGATAAAGAAGGATTTGAAATAAGTTCTAGTGATACTGTTGTCATTGTTCGTGGTTCTGTTCGATTAAAAAAGAGTTATTTAGATTTGCTCAGTCGATTAGAAAAGATTGGCGTTTGCATGGTTAATAGTCGAGAAACAATTGAAATATCGGCTGACAAATACAGGACATATGTTAAGTTACAAGATTTCGGTTTGACGCAACCTAAGACTGTTCTTATTCCCAATGCAGACACTTGGAAAGTTGCTCTTGAATCATTAGATAGCAAGTTTCCAATTATTATGAAAACTCTGGAAGGCTCAAAAGGCGTTGGTGTTCTTTTTGTTGAATCAGAACGTCAGATAGAATCTTTAGTACAATTACTTTACAACCAAAACGAAAATATAGATTTATTAATTCAAGAATATATTAAAACTGATGGTGATATACGAGTTATAGTTTTGGGTGGTAAGATTATAGCTTCCATGAAACGAGAAGTTGTAGAGGGTGACTTCAGATCGAATGTTTCTCAAGGAGCAAAGGTAAAAGAATATCCTCTAACAGAATTAGAAGTAGAACAATGTATTTTGGCTGCAAAAGCAATTAATGGCTCTTGGACTGCTGTAGACTTCATTCCTTCAAAGAATCCTAAAACAAAGCCCCCATATATTTTAGAAGTAAATCATTCACCAGGCACAGAAGGTATTGAAGAAGCAACTAATAAAAATATAGTGAAAGAAGTAATTGATTTTTATTCTAATCCAGATAATAGATATGCTGTATCTACTCAAGTTGGTTATTTTGAAATTGTTAATATAAAACCGTTTGGTGATGTTGTTGCTAAATTTGATACAGGTAATTCAGCTTCGGCCCCGACGATTCATGCAGACAAGATTGAAATTAAAGGTAAAAAAATTACTTGGACATATAAAGATAAAACAATTACAAGCAAACTTCAAAGAGTAGCAAAGGTTGATGTTGGTGGATTAAACAATTATACAGAAGAAAGATATGCCATTTTGTTAGATGTAGAATTTGCTGGATCAGTATATAAAAATGTTGAGTTTTTATTAGACGATAGAGAAGATAGAAGCCCAATATTGCTTAATAGAAAAACAATGCGAATGTTGAATGTCATGGTTAACCCACAAAGAAAATATATCGTTACAACCAAATATGTCCTTGACAAATAACTTCAAAGGTGATATAGTCTTACTATGGACTTTTATACTAATGTGATACAATGGGGAAACAATCTCCTTGTTCGTGAAATTAAGAATGGTCAACGAACTAATTCCAAAGTTCGATATTCCCCTACACTTTATGCGCCTGTAAAGAAATCAACTCCATACAAGAATCTTGATGGTGGTTATGTCACCGATTTAAAATTCTCCACCATAAAAGAGGCTAAAGAGTGGGTTGATACTATGAAGAGTCAACCTGGCCTAGTGTATGGGAATACACAATATCCTTATACCTATATCTCTGATACTCATAAAGGCAAAGTGGATTGGGATTTGGAGAAGCTTCTTATTGTTACTATTGACATTGAAGTTCAGTGTGAAAATGGTTTTCCTTCTCCAGAAGAAGCGGCAGAAGAACTTCTATCCATAACAATCAAAAATCATCAAACCAAGCGTATTGTGGTTTGGGGTATTGGTGAATTTAAGAATGACCGTGATGATGTAACATATGTAAATTGTGAAAGTGAAGTTCATCTGTTAAAAGAGTTTCTTGTCTTTTGGGAAAAGTATTATCCAGATATTGTTACAGGTTGGAACTCTGAATTTTTCGATATTCCATACATATGCAATCGTATCAGGAATCTATTTGGTGAAGATAAACTAAAACGTCTATCGCCATGGGGCGGAGTAAGAGCTCGTGAAGTATATCAGATGGGCAGAAATCATCAGGTATATGATATACAAGGTATCGCTGCACTGGACTATTTTGATTTGTATCGCAAGTTTACATATTCGGCTCAGGAGTCTTATCGACTAGACTATATCGCAAAGATTGAATTGGGTGAACAAAAAACTGGTAATCCTTTTGAAACTTTTCGTGAATGGTATACAAAGGATTATCAATCATTTATTGAATATAATATCAATGATGTTGAGCTTGTCGATAAACTAGAAGACAAAATGCGTCTTATTGAATTATGTTTGACTATGGCTTATGATGCTAAGGTTAACTATACAGATGTATTGGGCACAGTCCGTTATTGGGATGTTTTGATATACAATTATTTGCGTGAGAAAAATATTGTTATTCCGCCAAAACTCAAATCAGAAAAGTATGACAAATATGAGGGGGCATATGTAAAGGAACCTCTTATTGGTATGCATAATTGGGTGATGAGTTTTGATTTGAATTCTCTGTATCCACATTTAATTATGCAATATAATATTTCACCAGAAACACTTATTTCTGATTGTGAGAAACAAGATGGATTAGTAGATAAAATTCTTGACGGTAAAGCTAAAAATAATACAGAGTATTGCATGACACCTAATGGTGCATTTTTTAGAAAAGACAAACGAGGGTTTTTACCTGAAATGATGGAGACTATGTACAATGATAGAGTTAAATTTAAAGGACTTCTGCTTGAAGCTAAGCAAAAGTATGAAGACACTAAAGACCCACAGCTCCTCAAAGATATATCTAGATACAACAATGTCCAAATGGCAAAGAAGATATCTCTCAATTCGGCGTATGGTGCTATTGGGAATAATTGGTTTCGCTATTTCGATCTTATGGTTGCTACTGCAATTACAACGTCTGGTCAATTATCTATTCGATGGATTGAAAAGTCTCTTAACATCTACCTTAATAAAATCTTGGACACAAAAGATAAAGATTATGTTATCGCATCTGATACCGATTCGGTTTACATTACTTTTGACACACTGGTTAGTAAAGTGTTTGGAGAAGGAGCGTCAACGGAGTCTATTGTCACCTTCTTGGATCGGGTTGCAAAAGAGAAGTTGGAACCTTTTATTGGCAAAAGTTATCAAGCTCTTGCTAAGACTATGAACGCATACGAACAAAAGATGAAGATGGGGCGAGAGGCAATTGCTGATAAGGGTATCTGGACTGCCAAGAAAAGATATATTTTAAGTGCATGGGATATTGAAGGGGTTAGATATAAAACTCCCCAATTTAAAATTATGGGCATTGAGGCAGTTAAAAGTTCTACACCGTATGTCTGTAGAGAAAAGATTAAGGATGCGTTGAACATTATAATGACTGGCGATGAGAAGATGTTAAATACATTCATACAAGATTTTAGAGAGGAATTTATGAAGTTGTCACCAGAAGAAATTGCATATCCTCGTTCTGTAAATGGACTTAAAAAGTTTTCATCTTCTGATGGTCTTTTTGCTAAAGGAGCTCCTATTCACTGTAAAGGTGCTATATTGTATAATCATTTATTGAAGAAACATAAATTGACAAACAAATATCCCTTGATACAGGAAGGCGATAAGATAAAATTTCTACATATGAAACAACCCAATATCTATACAACAAGTGCATTTTCTTTTGCAACTTTTATGCCAAAGGAACTTGACATTTTAGACAGAATAGACTATGAT